AGTCTCATATCCTTAATAGCTTCGTTAGTAAACTCTAACTGACCAGTTAGGATTGGTAATATTCTTTCAGCCGTCAAGCCGCCTTCTTGAGCAAACAGTCGTAATTCACCGACAGTTAAATTTAAACCTTCGGCTAACATTTTGGTCAACACGACGTTGTTCTCTGACACCGATCTAAATTCATCACCACGTAGTGTTCCAGATGCTAGACCCTGAGCAAACTGACGCGCCGAGTTAGCTGCTTCTGAGGCAGTTGTACCGGACATTAAGAATGAGTTACTTACAACTTGAGTAACTGCCGCTACTTCTTCTTGAGTCGCTCCCATATTTTTTGTTGATACAGAAATACGCTGGTACAGAGTACCAACAGCGTCTAGGTCAGCGCGTGACTCCCTCGCTATACGTTTGATGTCTAACATGCCTTGAGCGACTTCTTGTGAAGTTTCGTAAGTTGCGTTCATTTTGTTACGCAAATTAACCATCGTATCAGCAGCGTTAGTTAACTCAGCAAGTCCAAAACCAGTGGCAAACGTAGCTCCAAGTTGACCCAATTGACTGTTAAACATGTTGGCACTACGACGCATTGAACCGCTTAATTTCTTCATCCGCTTATCAACTTTGCCTATGTCTTTTTGAAACTGCGCTGAGTTAAGACGTAAACGTAAAGCGAGGGTTCTTAATACCGATGTAGCCATGATTTATACCTATTTAGTGTCTCTGAGTTTCCATTTAAAGATAGTGCTATAAAGCGCGTTTCGAGCGTCTGCCGCCATTCGTCTTTCATGGCCATCAAAAGCCGGACGCATAAAGGGTCTTGGCGGCTGTGCGCCAAATGGATTTGCGTCTGTTGTTCCATACTCAAGTTGTAAAGCGTATGCTGGCTTGCGGCGGCCACTTTTTTTGTATCTACCACGTCGATCAACACCAACCCTGACATCACCTTTAATGCCTCGAGGCTTCTTAGATAAATTAACGGTAGTTCGGACCGATTCCATTAAAGCACCAGTACCTTTAAAGTTTTGTGAGGTTATGTTTGATTTGACTCTATTACTTACAGGTCTAAGTGCTTTCTCTACAGCTTCCTTACCAAGCTTTGTAGCTACCTCTTCGCCCATCCGCTCTAACTCTCTATCCAGCATATCAAGACCTTTAACTTCAAATTCGTTATATAGGCCGTGACGTCTGCGTACTACTTTAAAGTCTTTTTTCATCTTGACTCCGAGCGATGCGTTTCATAATGCTCATCTGTTGTGCGTTTGTTTGTTTGCGATTACTGTGGTTTTGATACAAGTTAAAAAAGTCGGTAGCTTGGGCTGGTTTCTTACCTTTTTTGCCACCATTTACATTAACTAAAGTAGAGGCGACAACCCCAGCGCGATAGTCTGCTCTCACAGCACCCCAGGGTTCTATTGCAAAAAACGCCATCCACTCATAAAGCTCACTGACCTCAATCTGTGTTTCTAGCTGTCTAACTGTCATACCCAATTCAAGTGCTAAACGAAACTTAAATCGACGAACTGGGTCTTTTAGTTTCCCTCGGCTAGACCCAAATCCTCATCAGCCATACCACTTAGTTTTCTGACTTCTTCAAACAACCTATTAATTACAGTGGCGTTTTTCTCACCTAACGCTTTGGCTTCTGAGTTTTTAAAAATACGTTCACCGTTTTCATCGACCATACAACTAACAACTAGCCTTGCTCTCATATTAGTTAGGTCTTGGCTTACACCTAAAGTTGCTTCAAACTCATCACGCTCTGCGGCTGACAAGCCTCTTAATCTAACGGTTCCTTCCCACTCTGGGACGTCGTGTTCGACATATTTAAAATCTGCTGCGGCTAAAATTGAATCTTTATTAAGTAACATAGTTTCCTCCAAAAATTAAAAAAAAAGAGACACCCCCAGAAGGGATGCCTCAAACTACTAGAACGTGCCGTCGTCATCGATTGCAACAGCGCCATCAATCGCAATGCTAACATTTAGCGTTACTACGTCTTCAAGCGGTTGTGAAATTGCAAATGAAGTCACAAAGCCACCAAACGTACAACCAGCTTGGTTAGCGCCTTCATTCCAGACAATAGCAAAGTACAACTTAGCACCTGAATTGTAGTGCTGCTGTAACAGATCATGCTCACTTTGAGCCGAAGCATCTGGAACCCAATTAAGAGTTACATCGATACTACCGCTGTCTTTCTGACCAACAAGTTTGGATTTATAATCTGAACCATATTTGCTAACTTCAATTACGTTAGCACTTAGCTCAATATCTCCAATGTTCTGCACTTCTCCGACCAAAGTACCAGCGGCTACACTGGCAAGTCCTAGTGTGGAGGCAGAAACATAAAGGGCGGTTGATTGCCCAGTGAATGGTGTGGATATAGCACCCATTTTAATTCTCCTTTACGATAATCGTTGCATCAATAGTTGATGAATATAGGTTTAGTGTTTCTTCAAAATCATTAAAAGTTCCATACACTTTGCAGTGATGAATAATGTCGGTGTATTGGCTGTTACTTAGACCATGTAATCGATCAATTAAAGCTCGAGTAATGTTTCGCATTCCTGAATACGTGCTGGAATACACAGTTAAATCAACTGTATACCTCATAAGGGCCGAAGACCCTCCAGCTACTAATTCAGGTACGCCATCCATTATTCGATAAACTACACATGGCTTTTCAACATCTTGTGGCAAGCGTTGCGGATACACACCGTTAGTCGCTAACAAGGAGCTAATAGTGTTGTCAGCAAGTAGTAGAGTACGAAGAGAAGTATCAATCATCTGACATCCTCCGCATAAATCACTACACGCTTACGCTTACCATCCGGGTCAGAAGAACTTATAACTTCAAGCCTTCGACCTGCCACTTCAATTTCAGCGCCTGGATTAATAAGCTCAAGAGCAGCTACATAATGAAACTGTAGTTCAAACTCTATCCGAGAAACCATTTGATCGTTTTCTTTTCGTTCCCTAAATGTTCTTTGTTTGATAGAACACTTGCGAGTAAGCGAATTAGCAGAAAACGTATGATCTAATGCACCAAAAGAATCTGGAGTAGCAGAACGCTCATAAAAGGTGGCTGTGTGTCGTAATGAACCTGATCTCATATAATCTCCTTACGCTATTCGCAAGCGATACGGAGAAAGAAGATCATCAGCACCTTTTGGAGCTTTCACCAAAGCAAGGCCAGCGTTATCAATAACGCCATCCTCTCGATACTCATACAAACTTCCAACGATTAACAAGATTGCCTGTTTAACAGAAGTCGGAACACTTGCAGTCCCATCTACAACGTAAGTCACTACAATATGCTCAGGCTCACAAGCAACATCAGTAGGCCACACTTCACCCATTGCTGGATAAAGATGCGCTCGGTCTGATGCGCCGACAAGTCGATAATTTGACGAACTTAACGTAGTAGATGCGAATGCACTTGTGTAATAAGTGACGCTAGTTATGCTGCTGACCTTGCCCATAGGCAAGTGTAATCCAAGATTTTTACGGTTCCATGAAACAGGGAAGTCGTCAAAAACGGCAGTACGTGTTTTTGTGGTAAATGACCTGTTACAGTAATTCTCACAATATTCCGTAGCTACCGAAATCATTCTTACAATCTCAACAGCTTCATCAGCATCAAGATCACTAGCCAGGCGCAGATGTAATCTTGCTTCTTGATATGTTACTGGGTCTGACATAGTGATCTCCTTCAGTTATACAGCTATTACCTGTACTTATTAAGCGTGAGTAACGCCAACTACTTTCAATGCAGAAGCATCCATGACCATTGAACCTACACGCTTACGAGTGTAGAACATAACTGAACCAGGGGTAGTGTATGGGTCGCGGAGCATAGAAACACCGACACGATCAACGATCTGGAATGCACGAGCAAAATCACCAAACATAATTGGGGCAGAGTGTGCAGCCGCATCAACGTCAGCCATATCTTCGTTAATTGTTATAGGATATCCAAACAAAGTGGTTGATCCAGCTTGGCTAATGTCACGCTGCATGTAGTAGTTGCTGTCGCCGTCTTTTAGGTTTAAAAGAGCGTTGTGCGTAGCGCGGTTCATCATCCAAGACGAGCCACCGAGGTAGCCAGTTTTTACAGAACGTACAACAGAGCGCAAAAACTCAACAGTCCCAGCGTCGTTAGCAGCTAGAGCGTTGTTGGTTCCAGAGTTCAATACTTCAAACGTACCGTTAGTGTCATTAGCAGCACCATCAGCGTTTAGAGTAAGACCATTCAAGATACCAACTGGCTTGTTAGTTCCGTTGCCAGACAAGAAGGCAGTACCTTCAGCTTCAGCAAATTGACGAGCAACTTCACCAGTTAGCCAATCTTCTACACCGAAGAACGCATCTTCTAGCATGTGCTGATAAACTTGTGGTCGTGCATAAACTTCACCAAACGTAGCGGTACGCTGTGCTAATTCTGGTGAGTTAGTAGCGGCACGAGCAGTAGTCTCACCAACCCAGCCAGATGCTGCGTCACCAATACCAACTAACTGCTTAACATCAGTAGTAGCAGCAGACGCTACTGAACACACCTGACGAAGAGGTGATACTTCTTTTTCAAGCTTAATGATTTCTTGACGCAACTCTTCTGGTAGAGCGTATCCACCTTCATCGTTTGTGCTGATGTTTAAACTTGTGCCTTTCTGGCGGAGTCCGTCCATGCCTTCTTGAAGGAAGGTCTTAAATAATGCTTTGCTTTCCATTTGGTCTGTTTCCTTTTGGGAAGTGATAATTGCTGGAGCAGAGTTTTTAGCAGTAATTTCTTCAAGGTTTGCTTTTACTTCTGCAAGTTCTTTTGAAGCTGTTTCAGCTTCCGATTTAAGTGACTCGTTCTCAGCTACGACTGACTTGTTCTGCTCGGCTAGTTCTTCAACTGCCTTTTCAACAGAATCAAGATCAACATCTTTGACTTCAGCTTGAACGTCATCTAGTACTTTCTCTGTCATTAGAGTTTCCTATTTAGTTTAAGATTGTATGTTGTTGATTGTTTCCAACAACGCTCTGAGTCGCAGTTGTCGAGCTTCGAGTTCAGCATCACGCTCACTTTTCACTTCTTCAACTAACTCGGGGGTTTCATCAGAGATTAAAGCTTTTGCTCCGGCAGCTAAGACGGTTTTAGCTTCTTTTCGAGACAGGCCAGCATCACGCAAGACTATTTCAAGTTCTCTAATGTTTAACTCGCCATCGGCATCTTTAACAGCAGAAACTGTTGCGGATTGGTTGGCGGGAATCGTTACGAGACTGACTTCATGTAACTCAATCTCTTTTAAGTGGTTGGCTTTAGTCTTAGGGTTATAATCTTCATCTTTTACCCGGTATCCAATGCTCATAGAAGCAATAGCACCTGACTTTAAAAGGGCATACGCCTCGTCAGCGTCCTGAACACCTTTAGTCAATATTCCTTCTACAGACAAGCCCTTTGAGTCTTCAGTCATAGACGTCCAACGTCCTATTGGACGTTTAAGGTCGTGATGCAAAAGCATAGCTGGCATAGTGCCGTCAGCTTTATGTAATCCTAAGCTTTTTTGAAAAGCTCCCGAATCAACAACATCACCGACTCGATCTAAGTTACCAAACGTACTTGCGTACCCAGTAAACTTTCTCTCATCGTCTTCTGTGTCATAGATTTTTACACCCTCAAGGTGAAATACTTTATTCATTGTAATCCTCGCTTATTACTTCTTCCGTTTCTTCTGATGGCTCTGGCTCTGCTGGGGACGGTGATTGCTCTTCGTCTTGGCCAAAAGTTAGGTTGTTAGAGTCAGAGACAAAGTCATCGCCACCTTCTCGAGGGTTCATGTCGAGACGACCACGAACTTCATTTGGTGACATAACTCCGATCTCAAGAAGCTTTTTGTAGGCATCTACTTCACCTGCAAAATCACCTCGAATTAGCTCACTAACGTCAAACTTAAACTCTCTAGTGCTATCACCTAAAAAGGTGTAGTTCATCCGAGACTCAAATGTCTTGAGGTAAGGGCTAATAGCTGACCGATAGAAATCCATGCTTTGTTCAGAAATGTTACTAAAAGTAGCACGAGATAAATCAGCAACCATGTGTGGGGGGACTCTAAAGATTCCACATATCTCTTCTCGAGACATACGGCGCGTTTCAATTAACTGAACATCACCTGGGGACATTGAGATTGGCTCAAATTTGACACCAGCCTCAAGCAACGCAACTTTATTTGCGTTCTGAGTGCCGGAGTGTGAGCTTGACCAAGAATCTTTAAGGTTACTGTAAGCTTCGTCACTAAGAGTGCCGTCTACCATCAAAACCCCACGCGGTGTACTGCCATTAGCAAATACATTGTTTGCGTGGTCACGAGCTTCAATAGACCCACCTAATAAGTGGCCTTGATAGCTAATTGGACTAACACCTCTAATGCCGTCCATGCTCATTGTTTTAAAATGCAGAATTTCTTCAGGCTGAAATACTTCTGATCGAGTTTCGCCTTTTTCACCTAATGCGACAGAATATTCAATCCTGTTTTGAGCGTAGACATTTACACTTACTGCATCTACTGGCAAAGGATGTATAGCAACGATACGGCCACTACTACCTGCTCTAACGATATAGCTATAACTGTTACCGCGTAAGCAAAGATTAACCATTTGCTGTTGCCAAAACTCTTGAGCAGTCTGCCAATCGTTAGGTGATCGATGCACAAGCGTGTGCATAACGTCAGACCACAGATGTGACTTTGTAGAGCGGTCTTCTGATAGCTTAAATAAGTGGCAGGGTAGAGTACTTACAGTCTCAGAGAGAATTTTTACGCAAGCATATACGGTTGAAAGACGCATTGCGGTTTCAGGGCCAACTGAGTTAAGACTAGGTGTCTCTCCGCGCATGATCATGTTCATCAACGCTGGTGAATCTAAAGAGTAAGAAGCAGACTTTGTTGCCGTCGGCTTTGTTGTAAAGGGCCAGACCATTTTCTGCTCCTGTTATAAAGTGCGAATGCCGCGAGTTTCGTAGGGTGAAGGTTGTAGCCCGGAATGAACTTTCATTCTTCCTAGAGCCATAATTATGGCAATGACGCCATCAATTTTATTAGCCTGACTACCGTCTTTTTTAACTTTTATATTGTCGTTAACATCTGACCAAACAGCACAGTTACTAACCATCCAGCTTAAAACAGCATCACTGCCGTGAGCGAGACGCTTACTTAGTACAGCCTTTTCAAACTCTTTAGCGGGATCAGACATATTCATTATGTTTTGTGGGAACTTGAC